ACTGGGCAGTCACTAAGGCACTAGAAGCTAACACTGCTACCCCTACGGCTTGGGTTACTTACCGTACGGCACTACGTAACATTACTGCCCACGCTAACTGGCCTAACTTGACAACAGCCGATATAGAAGGCAACGGGGGAGACTGGCCCACAAAGCCCGTACAATGATCCACGTATTTGCTTTGATGTTATACATAGGAGCGGGTGAGGACAAGAAACTTATAAGCGATGACATGTACTTTCGCAAAGTTGAAAGCTGTAACTACTATGCAGAACAACTTATTAAGTCTTTTGGTTCTCACCCTAACAATGACCCTAGAAGGGCTTACTGTATTCCTAAAACAGTAGACCCTGCTAAAGAACAAATTTACTACTAAAAATAGAGATCGCTAATGATAGGTCTCTCTAGAAATACCAACTAAAGGATCCTTTATGTCAAGAAGATCAGAAAAGAAAAAGTCCCGTTATGCTGATAAGAAAGAAGGTAATGTTCACGTATTACCTAGATTTCATGTTCTTCCTAAGAATGAAAAGCAAAACTACTTAATACAAGCTATTAAGACAAGTCCAGTTGTAGTGACCATTGGTTGTGCTGGTACTGGGAAGACTTACTGTAGTGCTGGAACGGCAGCACAACTTTTTCTGAAGGGTGGCTATCGAAAGATAGTGCTTACCCGCGCTAACGTACCTACAGGCAAAAGTCTAGGACACTTTCCAGGAACTATTGCTGAGAAGATGACTCCTTGGTTACTTCCTATGTTGGAAGTCCTTAAGAAAGCTTTTGGTACAGGTAAGTATGAGTATTTACTGAGTAAAAATGACATTGAGATTCAGCCTATTGAAACTATACGAGGACGTTCTTATGAAGATTCTTTAGTATTAGTTGATGAGGCTCAAAATTTAAACATAGATGAACTAAAAGCTATAAGTACACGCATCGGAGAAAACTCTAAATTAATTCTCATGGGAGATCCTGCTCAGTCAGACGTAAAGGCTGGTGCTGATCTTATGAAATTCTGTAAACTTATACAAGTTAATGGTATTAGTCTTCCTGTGATTGAGTTTGGTATAGAAGATATTGTTAGAAGCGACATAGTTGCCGACTTAGTAAAAATGTTTATTAAAGAAAAAGTCTAGCTTAAAAAAGAGTAGTTTTTATGTATTACTTAAAAGAAAAAACAAAGAATAAACGAGTAGTGACTTATAAGCCACAGTTACTCTTTCTTGAACCTCTTAAAAGGAGATAACAAAATGGCAGTATATTATTACAACGGTGCTAAAATTTTAGCTCCTCTTTCAATTACATCTAACCGCCCTATCTATGATGCAGATACAGTCTCTCTTAAAAAGATAAGAGCTTCTCAAAACCATCAAAGATGGGAGCTTTCTTTTGAGTGTGTTGCAAATGACAATGCTGGTGATACCTTTATCGATTCTATTAAAGATCTTACTTCTTCTTCTAGTATGCCTATGCCTCAAATAAAGGAAGTAGAAGACGCTTCTAACTTAAGAGGAACAGCTTTAGTAGCTTCCGATGTGGTTGCAGGGGACTCTTCTGTGCCAATACTTAAGGATAATAACATTTCAGGAATTCTCAAAAAAGGAAGTTTTATAAAGTTTGGCAACTATCCGAAAGTCTATGTATTAACTGACGATTTAAATATGAACACTCCAGATAATAACGGGCAGTACGTTGCTAAAATCTTTCCGAACCTCGTCTTAGGAGTTTCTGTTAGTGGCGCTGTAGGTGCAAGAGAGCTTAATTATGGAACCGCTTGTGAAATAACTTACTTTAAAGACGTAACTAACTTACAGGGTATTACTTTTTCTGATGGAATTTTAGCAAATATGGGTACGATTAATTTAATTGAGGCATTATAATGAGAACATTTTCTAGTACTGTACAAAACTTAATTAGTACGGATAATTTTAACTTCTTTTATTTAGTAGAGTTAAATTTTTCAAATAACTACTATTTTACAACTGCACCAAATGATATTTCTCACGGAGAGTTTACTTCTTTACCTGCTGGTTGTAGCCTTACTTCTGCTGACTCTTTTGTTTCTGATGGAGGATTACTTTCTATAGACCCTCCTAAGTATAGCAGTGTTGTTGATAGAGAGGCGTATAAAATTACTTTATCTGATCTTAGTGATGTCATGCTCGGAGAATTTAATGCAAATGTAATCGGTAAAGGTATTACGGTTTGGTTAGGAATTTACGATGCTAATTTCCAACCTCTATTAAATACCTCAGATATTTTACTAGCCTATAAAGGTTTTGTTGACTCTCCTGGAATTGCAAATGATTGGGAAAACAAAGTAGCTACTTTAGAAGGTACTTCTCCTATGTCTGACTTGGACCGAGTTAATCCTTTTGTTACAAGCAAAGCCGGAATGGATCAGATATCTTCAACTGACACTTCCTTTGATACTATTTTTAAAGATTCTGCACTAGAGCTTAAGTGGGGTAAGGTGTAATGAATGAACTAGTTTTTAAAGAAGACTTGAATATTAGAGCTAAAATTCATGCTTTACATTTAGCCATGAAAGAGATCGAGAAAGAACCCTATAAAAAAGTTAATAAAAATAAATTTAAAAAACTTGAAAAAAACAACATAACTTATCGCCATCTTTTCACAGAAAAACATCCTCAACATGGAGTTGGGATGTATGCAAGAGAAATGACAGCTTGTAAGGGGGTGGCTATTGTTGGATACCTTCATAAAGATTCTCATATAACCTTTTTAAATAAAGGAAAAATGAAAATAATTTCAGAAGCTTCTGGAACTCAAATTTTAGAAGCCCCTTGCTCTTTTGTTTCTCCTGCAGGTACTAAAAGAGCAATTTTTTGTGTAGAGGACTGTGTTATGACTTGTGTTTACATATCGAAAACTCCAGAAGAAGACAAAAAAGACCTTAAAGAAGAATTGACTGAAGAGTTAACTTCTTTTGAAAAAAGTCTTTACACGGAAGATTATACGGAGTTTAACATGCTGCCTCCTTCGAATAACTATAAAGGAGTTTTATCATGGTAGGAGTTATTTCCTTCTCGCTTTACGCTGCCGGAACAATCGCTTTAGGCACTGCTATAGCAATTACTAGTACTGTTTACCAGTTACACTCTGCTATGAAAATGAAAAAGAAGATGAAAGCTGCTCAAGCTAAAGCGGCAGCTGAAGCTGATAAAAGAAAAGGATTTAAATTACCTATTAGTGGTGAAGTATCTCATCTTCCTGTAACTTATGGCAAGGCTATGCTAGGTGGTACAGAGTGTGCTCATAAGACTGCTCATAATGTTTTTAATTTAAGTGCCGACCCCGTATCACGTACTTTTTCTTACAAATTCAAACCGAACGCC